AAAAAAAGTAAACTAAATAGGAGTTAAAACATGAAAATTAATGGAAAACTTAAATATGATGTAGATTTTTTATTAGATGATCAAAAAAAGCAACTACATTATATGTTAGAAGAACTAAATGAATATAACATTAAAAAGTTAGATTCGATATTAGATACTTATGTAATATGCAGAATAGCAAAAACTGTAGGACTATCAGCAATAGATGGTAGTGAAAAATATGATATTAGACTGGATGAAAACAAAACAAGATAAATAGAGCCTACAACTCAATTTATTAGACTGTTATAATAATATTATAAGGTATTTTTAGAAAGGAGATACTTATGAAAAAACAACCAAAACCTGAAGACTTATTTAAGGTTTTACATGATATGTCCAAAGATGACTATAAAATATTCTTTGATGCTTGGGGTCTTTTTAAACCTAACGCATTTATTAAAATAGGATTCCCTGAAGATTATGTTGCTCAGTTTTTGAGAACACATCATTCTGACGGTAGTTATAAAGGGAGCATATATGTTGACGGTAAAGTAATAGACAAACTAGTAGCGGTACAATGTGTAGATATAGCGATTAACCTTGCTCACGCATTTAAACTAGAAAAAGCTCTCGATCACCATTTTGATATGATGGGCAGAGGTTTCGCTTTACGAGCGTTGTCTACGCCTATTTGGGAATTTACCAGAGATATAAACAACCTTGAAAAATTAAAGGAGGAAAATAATGATAAATAACCGCGTTTTAGGACTATTAAAAAAACGTCTAACACGTAAGAGGCTGAGACGAGTGTTGTCTCATTCTGATTATGTTGAAAAGTTAGATGGTAACAGTAGGACTATGCAACAGAATCATGAAAGCCCTATGTATGACACATACTGTCTACTTAACTTTGGCTATGTTTATCCTATTTGCTGGAAAACTGGTGAGGATGAAATAGAAATAAGTGACTGGCATAATGTTGAGGTAGCTGAGGTATCTATAACTGGTACTGATAGTGATATTATAGATCAAGCAATAAATGAGAGACAATTTAGTGGAGAGATATTTGAATGAATAAGGAGAAAAATATAAATGATGCCTGTAATGATATCAGTGCTCGTGTGGGCAGTGATAATATACATACTATTGAAACTAATTTCCGCACTGAAGTAGAAGAAATCATACTTGCAGATGAAGCTGTCTGTACTGACATTGCTTCTCGAGATGAAGTTACATACGTTGATTCAAACACCGCAGGAAAAATTAGAGCTAACTATGAAAACTTAGGTGAGCAAGTAAGTAAAAATTTTTCTGAATATAGAAAATTATTTTATGAGACACAAAAGCTGAAGAAAAGTTTACTCGCTACACGAGCGTTGGTAAATGCTCAAACAAAAGCGATAAAAGAGTTATTAACTATATTAGGAGGTAATAATGACAACAAGAAAAATTAAAAATCTAGACATAGACCAGAAGTTTCATGTGCTACCTAAAGGACATGATTTGCTTACGGTTGCTAATCCTTTTTCTGGAGTTGTACGAACCCTTACACCAGATGAAGAGGCAGTGTACTCTTACATTATGGGAGCACAAGCACTCCCCAACCCAGACTATGAAAAGATACGAAAATGTTTAGACTGGTTTAGAGAAACCAACCCCGAGGCATACATGGAGTTATTAGATTAATGCCCTATGGTGACACAAAAACCATGCATGAAACACGAGCACTCATACGCGAGTACCTGAAATTAGCTAAAAAGGAGTTCATGGAAGAACAGCGTGTTCATTCAGCTTGGGGTCAAAAAGAAGCCGAGCGTGATTGGACCGCCAATAGAGAATGTGGCGTTTTGATAAATTTTCTCTGCTCACTCATATTCAGCAACGATAAAGCAATGCAAAGGTTTGAAGAAGAAATGGTAAGTATCAACCGCAGGATTGCTTTGTTAAATCGTAAAAAAACAAAGACAAAAATAAACATCGACTATAATAATCCTGAACAATAAGAGTTGCACACTGGTTAAAATCAGTATAGGGTGAAATTATGAAATTTGTTTTCATAGACTTATCTTTTCAAAACAGGTCAGTTTACTGACCCCCACATACAATGACATTCCTCCCTCGGTGTTTAATACATCGAGGGTTTTTTTGTTTGCTGATATTTATAGGAACTTGTTCCGAGGTTCTAATGGCTTTATTAGACTATTCGCAAATTTTTGGTAGTGGTTTAATTAACCAAATAGCTTAGACAATGGTTATGGGTTCGTTAGATAGTTTTCTATATATACTGGATAATGGATTTCAGTAAATTACTTTTTTAAGATTGGAAAATATACAATATCATAATATCTGTTATAAATCAATGACTTAACAAATGGTGATATTGTAATTACCATATATATTGATTTACTTACGAGGTCTACGCGAAGATTTAACAAGAGAAATAATTTATTAACTTCTTTTGCATTTCGTCCTATAATACAAAGTAGAGGATTTATTGATGGCAAAAGCTAAAGCAACTCATAAGAAAACTCTTGAGATAGTGGCGAATCCAAGAACAGAGAAAAACATTACTCCAAAGCAAGAGGAGTTTTGTCGCTTGTATGTATGTGAGGACATATCACAAACTGAGGCGGCTCTCAAAGCAGGATATTCTAAAAAGTCTGCCCATGCCATTGCGTCTCAGTTACTTAATGGTCAGCGTTACCCTCATGTAGTTAATAGAATTAGAGAACTTAAAATAGAATTATCTAAAAAGTACGAGGTCACTTTTGAAGGACATGTGAAAAAACTAGCAGAGATTCGTGATGAAGCCATGAAGAACGGCAACTATCCAGCGGCAGTCGCGGCAGAGACAAAACGAGGACAAGCGGCAGGATTATACATTGATCGTAAAGAGATACTACATGGCAACATTGATCAAATGTCTAGAGAACAAGTTATTGAGGCAATAGAAAAGTTGCAACAAGAGTATCCTGTATTGGGATCAGTTATTGAAGGCAATGTAATCATAAAATCTGAAGAAGAAAAAGAACCTGAAAAGTAAAACCAAACAATTAGAATCCAATCTATGGAAAAAATTAAAAACTGAAACAGAGGGCTATGGTGTCCTTTGGAGTAGGGTTGAATCATTAGTTTGTCCTGGAATCCCAGACCTACATGGCATCAAAAATGGAGTGAGTTTTTGGGTAGAATTGAAAGTTCACAGGTTAAAGTCGCTAAAGAGTATTAAGCTTAGTCCACATCAAATTGCTTGGCAAACCAGATATTCTAGAGAAAATGGACTTGTTGTGAACTTGGTTGCCCATCCTTCCTCGCAAACCATAAATATATTTCTGGGAAAAAGATCAATGCAACTGGTGGAAAACGATTGTCCATGTACTCCTGACTGGAGCTCCCCTAACGATTTTAAAGGAGCAGTTGATTTTATTATAGCACAAAACGAAGACCCAACATAAGAGAGAGAGTCGGTGGTCGTTGGACAAAGGACTTTCGGTCGTTGACTAAAAGGCATTGAGGAAGAAAGAGGATGACGGGATAAAAAAGATTATCTTAATTTGTCATAATGCTTTACATCTTAAGTTCACTATGCTATAGTTCTATATAACAGGTGAGCGGTTTTACCTGTTACTAACTTGAAGAAAGGAGTTAGATATGAAAAATCTAATAGTACAAAAGCCAGAGGCTAAAGTCGCTAAGACTAAGGCGGTTATCAAAAAGGCGGAGCTTGTAGTAAATGGTAAAGAGCTGTCTTATGATGATATCTGGAACTTTGTTAAGGAAAAGGCGGGAGGCAGTGAGGCTAATGTAGTTATCATTCCTCTTGACAACGTCGACCTTAAAAGTGACAAACCTGTACCTTTTGGATATGGCGGTAAAGCTGGAGGCGTAAGACAACGCATTCAGGACGGCATGTTAAAAGGTAAGGATGGGGACAAGACCTTTAAAAACTTAAAGGAGGTTCTCAACCATTTTGCCACTGACGGTCATAGTCGTAAGCAACCTGTATGTCTCCACGCACTTATGCACGGAGGATACAGCTCGTCTAGTAAATACTGGATGACGCCTTACGTCAAACTTGTAGTCCAAGGATAAAGGACAACGGGACGCGGTTAAACAATCGCGTCCCACCCCAACACTGAGAGACGAGACCCAACCCCAATCCTGAGACCTAGACAAATACGGGTACAGTAACAATCATCATCAATCATCCTCAATCATCTTCTATACCATTGATTAAATAAGACCTGAGGACATTAGTCACTAGATAATAAGGACTTTAAACTATAAGTATAAGTAAATAACATTTTAGGAGGTCACAAAATGTTAAATTTAAACGACAAGTCGTACTGGGGTAATGGTCAGTATATAAAATTATGGTGGTCAAGCATATACGGTCAATACAATGAGCTAGAAGATTTAGAGGATATCTACTTCGGTAGGTGGGTCACTAACATCTTAAAAATGCACGGCATCCTAGAGCCAAACAGTAAGTGGTATATGTCACGAGACAAAGAAATTGAGGAAAGTCTTGATTCCCTTAACTTGCCACCACTAAAAGACGATGACATCTGGGGCAAACTAGGATTATCTATAAACAGTTCTATAAACAGTAAAATTTATAGTACGTCCTGGGATTTAGGTTATGGTAAACATCATGTCACATATTATCAACATAAAAACATGGGTGTCCTTGAACTTGACATCAACCTTTATCCAGACTCTGGGCTTACACACTATTTTGTGAGGACTGTATAAAACTAACTTGAGGATTAGGGGGGCAACCCCCTATCCTCGCCCAACCCAAACCATGAAAAAAGAAAATTAAAAAAGACTTGCAATCTAATAAAATCTTATTATTTAAAATAAAAAGAGGATGATTGATGACGACGCTTTTTTTCTTATAGTGACAAAATAAGACTTGCTCACTATTAATAGTGACTTTATACTGTAAGTATGAAAACTAAAAACTTTAAGAACTTCAAAATGGATAACGAAGTTTATAAAACCAGAAGGCAAGTGATAGATATTATTTATCAAGCTAAAAAGATAGCAGACTTGCCTAGAATAGATGTTAGAGTTGGCGAGGCTAGACATAACATATTGGGCATAGCTCGTATGGGTGATTGCAAAATATGGATTGATGTTAGCAAGTCGGCTAATAATCTATTACAGGTTGTATTGCATGAGATATGTCATGCGGTATGGGGTATAGAGCATGATGAAAAATGTCCGCTAATGTCCGCAACCGCTAAAACAATATCAGATAAAAAAGCATGGGATTGTTTTAAAAAATATATTGAGTATAACAATTAACGGAGACCACTATGAAAAATGTTAAAAGATGGTACTATGTAAATGAGTACAACTGTGAGGGCGGTAAACAAATTGCTTGTCATGGTCAGTATTCACATAGGCACTTAGCGATGAATAAACTATTAAGGACAGAGTCAAGTGGGTTAAAGCAATCTCATACAATTCTGCACATTAGTAGCTCAACAGAAATTTTCTAATTACCCTCGGTAATTAAAACTCCAACTGTTGAGTAAAAGGAGGAGAGAGTTTTTTAACGTTCTCTCTTCTCCCAACCCCAAACCCAAACCCAACCCAAGAGGGCGACGTGACCCGTCCTAAAGGTCCAGTCTTTTGACTGGGCTGAATACATATATTCATCAATCATCCTCATATTCATCAATTATCCTCATATTCATCATCATCATCATCAAATTTGGGGGTATATTAGCATTTACTAATATAGTCAAAAATAATTAAAAATAATTAAAAAACATATTGTAATATGCTTTTATGTGTATATACTTATATATAAGCGGTGGCGGTTGCTACCGCATAATTAAAATAGGTAACAAAAATGTTAAACACTAAACAAAAAACAACTACAAGTAATAAGCCAGTGCTTGTATTAACTAGCAATACGGACTTAGGTGGTGTAAAGCCATTTACTTATAAGTGTATAAGCTCGTTCATCAGTGCTAACGGTGGCGTTGGTAATATTTGCGTAGTACCGCATAAAAATGCAAAACTTAACAGCACACCGCCAGTACCATTTGGCTATAATGGTAAAGCTACAGGCGTAAGGGCATTAATACAAAATGCTATGCTATTTGGTGTAGATGTTAAGGTTAATGGTAAAACTGTAAAAAGTAACAATTTACAACACATACTAAACTACGCTAAACCTATGGGGCATAGTAGCACTAAACCAATATGCTTATTAGCATTGTTAAATGGTGGTTATAGTACTAGTAGCGGTGCATGGGGTACGCCTTATGTTTACTTAACTACAGTAAAATAACTGCGTTAAAATGGGGCTATGGTGTACGCTGTAGCCCCTATTTTTATGCACAAATGCAGGGCATACCCCCACCCCCCCTGACTGAAAACAGGTACTTAACCTAGTACCTGTAAACTCTGTTTTGCACGAATCTTCGATCACGGTACAAGTTTTATGTGAGACTTGACTTTGTTTACCCCACCCCCCTAAACCGTAGTTTTTAGCTAGGTTCATTGTCATGTAGAAATTTTCGATATATATTTAAAAATTAGAACATAGGAGAAAAACATCATGAAAGATGTTTCATTAATCCCTGAAGAAAAATTGAAGAACTATGCTCATTTATTACAACGAGTAAACCAATTAGAATCAGCGGAAAAATCTCAGAATGACTTTATGTCTTTTGTGCAATCTGCATGGCCAGAGTTCATAAATGGTAGACACCATGAAATCATGGCAGAAAAGTTTAACCAAATAGCCACTGGTAAATTAAAACGACTTATTGTAAACATGCCACCTAGACACACTAAAAGTGAATTTGGCAGTTATCTATTACCAGCTTGGTTAATGGGCAAAAACCCAAAGCTCAAAATTATGCAAACTACTCACACAGCAGAACTCGCATTTAGGTTTGGTCGTAAAGTGCGTAACCTTATGAACAGTCAAGAATACTCAAAGATTTTTACAAACGTAGAACTACGAGCAGACTCTCAAGCCGCTGGACGATGGGAGACAAGTAAAGGCGGAGAATATTTTGCCGCAGGAGTCGGGGGTGCAGTTACAGGGCGAGGTGCTGACCTATTAATTATTGACGACCCACATTCCGAACAAGACGCTTTAAGCCCAACCGCTATGGAAAACGCTTACGAATGGTACACAAGTGGTCCACGCCAACGTTTGCAACCTGGAGGAGCAATAGTAATTATTATGACACGTTGGGCAGAAAACGACCTAACAGGTAAATTAATTAAACAACAAGGGAGAGATATCTTAGCTGACAAATGGGAAGTAATAGAATTTCCCGCTTTAATGCCAGAAACTGAAAATCCTTTATGGCCAGAATTTTGGAAAAAAGAAGATTTGTTAAGTGTTAAAGGTTCTTTGAGTGTAAACAAATGGGAAGCTCAATGGCAACAAAACCCAACAAGTGAAGTAAGTGCCATTTTAAAAAGAGACTGGTGGCGTACATGGAAAGAAGAAAAAATACCTCCAATGACTTATGTCATGCAAAGTTACGACACCGCCTACAGCAAAAACACAAATGCCGACTTTAGTGCTATTACTACATGGGGAGTTTTTTATCCAGAAGAAGGAGGTCCACCAAACATTATACTTTGTGACGCTAAACGTGGACGATGGGACTTTCCTGAATTAAGAAGAATTGCTTTAGAAGAATACAAGTATTGGGATCCAGAATGTGTTTTAATAGAAGCTAAAGCGAGTGGTATGCCTTTGACTCAAGAACTAAGGAACATGGGCATTCCTGTAACTAACTATAGTCCGAGTCGCGGTAATGATAAGTTTACAAGAGTAAACGCTGTTGCTCCTATGTTAGAAAGTGGGTTAGTATGGTCACCAGATACTCGTTGGTCTGAAGAAGTAATTGAAGAATGTGCTTCTTTTCCAGCGGGAGAACATGACGACTATGTAGATACAGTGACACAAGCATTAAGAAGATTTAGAGAAGGAGGTTTCATACAACACCCAGAAGACTGGCAAGATGAACCAAACGCTCCAACACAGAGGGTATATTACTAATGGCAGAAAATACAAAACCAAGCAATGTAGATCGTTCGCTTTTACAAGCACCAAGTGAATTTGAATCAGAAATAAATATAGAAGAACCACCTATAGACATAGAAGTAGAGGAAACCCCTACCGAAGACGAAGGAGCAGAAGTAATTTTTGGTGAAGGCGATTCTACAACTATAGGTGAAGAACCAGAAGACTTTTACGACAACCTAGTAGAACAACTAGACTCACAAACAATAGACGAACTCTACAACATGGTAACTAGCAGTGTAGACGAAGATAAAACAAGTCGCGAAGAATGGGAGGAAGCATACACTAAAGGTTTAGAACTTTTAGGTTTGCGTTACGAAAATCGCACAGAACCTTTTGACGGAGCCACAGGAGTTATACACCCCTTGCTAAATGAAGCTGTAACTCAATTTCAAGCTGGGGCTTATAAAGAAATGCTTCCTTCTACGGGACCAGTGAGAGCAAACATCATAGGTGAACCTAGCCCTCAAATAGAACAACAAGCTAGTAGAGTGCAAGAATACATGAATTATCAAATTATGTATAACATGGAAGAATACGAACCAGAGTTTGACCAAATGTTATACTACTTAGGACTTGCTGGGTCAGCTTTTAAAAAGGTTTATCGTGACGATATACTCAACAGACCTGTGAGTAAGTTTGTACCAGCAGAAGATATCATTGTTCCATACACCGCAGTAGATTTAAAAACAGCAGAACGTGTAACCCACGTTATGAAAATGTCCACAAACGAATTAAAAAAGCTACAACTCAAAGGTTTATACACAGATGTAGACATAAACCCTCCTTCAACTCCAGAACAAGACCAAATAAGTGAAGCTTACGAAAAATTAGAAGGAGTAAGCCCAAGTAATGAAACCGAAGAAGTCGTTTTATACGAGTGCCATTGCTATTTAGACCTAAAAGAATACCCAGACGTTGACCAAAACAACTCAGAAACAGGAATAAAGCTACCTTATGTGGTAACCGTTACTGAAAACAACAGTCAAGTGCTTTCTGTAAGGCGAAATTACAGAAAAAATGACGTAAATAAAGAAAAAATACCTCATTTTGTACAATATAAGTTTACTCCAGGACTTGGATTCTATGGTTTTGGCTTAGTTCACTTGTTAAGTAACCTTTCTCGTACAGCTACAGCTAATTTAAGACAACTTATTGACGCTGGGACGCTAAGTAACATGCCCGCAGGATTTAAAGCTCGTGGTTTAAGGATTGCAGACGACCAAAACCCACTTTCTCCAGGAGAATTTAGAGATGTTGACGTTCCAGGAGGTGATTTAAAAGCTAGTTTAATGCCATTACCTTACAAAGAACCAAGTGCTACTCTATTTCAACTCATGGGATTTGTCGTAGGAGCGGCAGAAAAATTTATAGGAACAACAGACATAGGCATAGGCGATGGAAACAAAGAAATGCCAGTTGGAACAACAATAGCGTTGCTTGAACGTGGTGCTAGAGTTATTTCAGCAGTGCATAAACGTTTACACGCTAGTATGAAAAATGAATTAAGGTTATTAGCCACTTTATTTGGAGAAGACCCTACACCATACCCTTATGAAGTAGGTGCAGACAAACAAATAAAAACACAAGATTTTGATGGTCGTATTGATATTTTACCAGTGAGCGATCCTAACATTTTCAGCATGTCACAGAGAGTGGTATTAGCTCAGGAGCAAATGAAACTTGCGACTGCCGCTCCTGATCTTCACGACATGTATGAGGCTTACCGTAGAGTTTACCAAGCTCTAGGAGTAGACAACATAGATTCTATTCTCAAGCCTCAACCTATTTCTATGCCCATGGATCCCGCTACTGAAAACCAAATGGCTTCTTCAGTAGCAAAAGGACAAGGCATGTTAAAAGCGTTCCCCGAACAAGACCACGACGCACATATCGCGGTGCATTTAGCTTACATGAATTCAAAAGTAGCTCAAATGCAACCAGCAGTTTTGCTAGTATTAGAAAAACACATATATGAACATATTGGTCTAAAAGCTCAAGTAATGGTAATGCAAAACCCTCAAAATGCACAATTACCACCAGAACAAATGCAGAATTTAATAGCTCAAACACAGGCACAGTTAATTGCGGAATTCCAACAACAGAATCCACCGCAACCTCAAACTGACCCATTAGTAGCTATTAAACAACAGGAAGTAAATTTAAAAGCACAAGAATTGCAACAAGAAAATCAATACGACCAACAAAAACTACAACTAGACACGCAAAAAGCTCAAAACAATGAACAATTACAGAGAGACCGACTACAGTCTACTGAACAAATTGCAAATGCGAGACTTAACGCACAAATACAAAAAGACTAATTAAGGAGAAACACAATGGCACTTAAAAATAAAAAAACAGAGGAAAAAGAAGAAGCACAATCAAGACCAGATAAAAAACCTAAAGCTCTGGAACCTATGACTCGTGACGAAAAACTTAAAGTTTTTCAAGAATACATGCTAGATGACGACAGCACATTAGATCTTAGTGATCCTAATCGTCCACGACTAAAAAAAGCAAAAGGTGGTTATGTTCCTTTTAAAGGAATGGCAGGACCAATGGAACCAATTGATCCCGAAGAGTTAAAAAAATTTAAGGAACAATTGAAAAAAGTAAAGGAAGAAAAGTTAAAAAAATCTGACCCGCTAAAAAAAGCAGATGGCGGTATGGTTTTAAAACAAGCCACTGACGATAGAAACAGAACACCAAATAAAACAGTTTGTCGTGGTGGAGGAGCGGCGATAAAAGGGATTAAATTTAGCGGTGTAAAATGACACAAAAAATAGAAGTATCAGTAAAAAACTGTCTCATAATATTTTTAGTAATTATACTTATTTATGGTATAACAGATTCTATAGCTGATGTTACTTCTAGTGGTTCTACGACTAATACTCAAACAAATACAGCAGGAACCAACACTGCAATCACAGGTGGATATGAATCTAGCACGACTTATCAATCAGGATCTAGCTCCAACAGCACAACGAACAACGAAACCAATAACAGCACAAATACTAAAACTGCTGTAAACCCCTCTAATGCACCCAGTATGAGTGTTTATGGGCAAGATAGCTGTGTTATTCCTCTCGCGGCTGGAATCACTGTAATTGGTTTTAGTGGAAGTTTTGGTAGTTACATGGTTGACGAAGAATGCGAAAGACGAAAGTCTGTTGCGGTTTTAGCAAAGCTTGGCATGAAAGTCGCCGCTATTTCGTTAATGTGCCAAGATGAAAAAGTATGGGAAGCTATGTGGAACGCTGGAACTCCATGTCCGATTGAAGGTTTAATCGGTACAAAGGCAAAAGAAAAATGGATGGAAAAACGTAAAAAACAAATTAAACAAGAAACATCAACAAAACCAAGTATGACATGGAACAACAAACCTGTGCCATCAGGAAAAATAAATGAAAATACTGACACTAATCATGATGGTCATACTCACTAGTTGTGCCACTTACAAAGTGGAATTAGGAGAACCTGTGTGGGGAAATAACGAACAAATAATTTATCCACCAGAGAAAAAATATTACTTACCCGAGTTTAAATAATGTTAAAATTAGCAACACTACAAGTAATTATTTTTCATATATTAACTTCTGGTTCCCTGTATGCTGAAACTACAGGGAACTTGCTTCCTCAGCAGTTTTTTAACAACAATCAAGAACATAATGGTTGGAATTGTACAGACCCTAGTCATAATCATGGCAATAGTATTGTTGCTGCTGTTCATGGCGATTTCATAGAAAACACTATATCGCTTGGCGATACTCTTAATCAGACACAAATGAATGGTGGTTGGACATCAACATTCGGTGCTGATATGTGGGGCTGGAATCAATACGACCAAGAGATTCGCATGACGCAAACGATTACAGGTGCAGATGGTACAGTAACTACGCAGATTAG